GCCTCTTGTTAGCTCTTATCTAAATCCAGGCATGGTTGATGTAAAGAAACCAGCCCATTTTGCCTTTCTAGAACTAGATCCTCTCATGTATTTTCAAACATGGGGAGAAGAAATTTCTACAGGAAAAGCAAGACCATTTCGCTTCATTTCTAAACCTTCTGATGAAGAAGTAAGAGCAGAAATGGGTAAAGATTATGTATGGGGCAAGGCTTATCAAAGTACAGAAAATGCACCCATTAAAGAGGCTATGGCATGGCCTGTTTACGACTTTGACAACAAAGTTGTAAGAGTCTTTTCTTGCGATCAATTTACCATTCAAAAAGCAATAAAAAGAATTGCTTTAAACAGGAAATATAAGAACCTGTTGGACTGGGATCTGTGTTTATCAAAGATTAATACAGATGGTCGTATTTCTTACGATCTACAAGTTGAGCCAAGAGATGAGGACACTGAATCTGAGCTAGAAGCAGCTTGGAAAGAAGTTGAAAAGAAAGGTTTTGACATCAAAGCCTTATTAACAAACGGTGATCCTTTCAATCCTGAAGGGTAAGTTATAGCGGGTTTACTGGTTGAGATACCTGTGGGCTTCTCAACCAACTGCCCGTTTCCCAAGAAAAGTCTTTTATGAACCTAGAGAGGCATCTTTTCATTTTCAAAGGAAACCGTTTTGGGTTATGACAGCGTAGTAAAAGTGGTTCAAGGGTATATATATCCCGATAAAAGCTTTTACCAAGTTGGACTACCAGTAAGCCCGCCATTCATTTGGCCTTTCTATTTTTACAATGACAAAAATTAAACCACTTCCTCCTTTAGAGTTACTTAAAAAGCACTTTCATTATGATCCTGATACAGGTGATTTAACAAATATCAATTCAGGGAATGTTGCTCAACGTTTAGATAGTAGAGGTAAATATATACAGGTTGATTTTCAGAATCAAACTTGGCAAGCGCATAGATTTTGTTATTTACTAGGAACAGGTAAAGACCCAGGATTGCTTCAAATAGATCATATAGATAGGAATTATTCAAACAACCGATTAAATAACTTGCGTCTATTGGATAACGGAAGGCAACAGCTAAATACTAAGGTTAGGAGCAACAATAAATCTGGGACACCAGGTGTTTTCTTTGATAAGAAAGCAGGTAAGTATAGGGCGTGCATTGGAAAGAAAAAGAAGAAATTTCTCGGTACTTTTGCTTCCAAGGAAGAGGCCGTAGAAGCAAGACTGAAAGCACAATCAACCCTTTATCCAGAAATGGAATGAAGCCAAAAACCGCCATTCATGTTAAATTCATTATGGGAGAATATATCTAAATGAAGCCACAAGTAGAGGAACGCCAAGACCTACTGGCTTCACTTAGGTCTAGTTCATTGGAGCGAGACGACTCTAATGAAATGCGTAAATATATAGATACAGAAGGGAAAGAATATTATTCAGTCACTACAATACTGTCAAACACATTGCCTGAAGCAAAGCGCAGATCATTAGAGAAATGGAAATCCCGTCCAGGGAGTGCCGAGGATCTAGAACTAGCTTGTAGTAGGGGAACTATTTCTCACGAACACTGTGAAAAGATTCTCAAAGTTGCCCTTAAGATCAACACCAATTTTTGCAATGCCCGAAACTGCTGGAAGTTTTACGAAGATGGCTTGGCTCGAGGCCCAGAAGCCCTTACAAAAAAGGCCATTCAAACAGCAAAGGGACGGCCAAATAAAGTCCATTGGACAGCTAGAAAATATGCGACAAATTTGGCCGATTGGATAGAAGATAATGTAGCGGCCATTCATGCCTCAGAATTTTCCATTCATAATGCTATTGGATATGCTGGACAATCAGACGCATTAATTGACTATAAAAAACCTGGGAATTTATGTATTTTAGATTTTAAGACTAGTGGATCGTCAAAACCAAAACCTGACGCATGGTTAGATGATTACCGATTACAATTATCAGCTTATGCGTGGGGATTAAAGGAGATGACTGGAATATCTGTAGGTAGTGGAGTAATTGTGATAGCAAGAGAAAACGGCATCCAAGTAGCAGAGTTAAACACACTGGAACTAGCAGGAGGCCGTTTATTATTTGAAGAAAGGTTGAATCAATTCAAAGAAAAATTTGCCATTGATTAGTGATAAATAGATTCTTCTATTAAGAAATCATATTTATCAACATCTTTCCTACAACTCAAACAGGTTAATTTAGACCAATTTAAGTGATAAACCCTTCTTAGGATAGTTGAGCAATGAGGACATTTAATCCGTTTACCAGCACGACCTGTTTTGGTGTGCTTGGTTATTGGAACGTAATTATTCATAATCATCTAAATCTTCATTGAGATTTTTATAGAAAGGATGTTCTAATAATTCCTTGTTAGCTTTAAGAGTCTTAGAAACATCAACAGAAAGAGAATTGCCATTAGAGTCTTCTGACTCTAGGTATTCATCTGAATCAGAAAAGTTCATTCTTCTACCTCCTCTACTTGAGCGTAATCACAACAGCCATCAACGTATCCATCTGTCCACGAGTCAACAGCCCAATCTTCACTTGAATCGTAACCATACCCAGTCCTCTCGATAGCTTGATCTGCATTATCTGCTCTTACTAGATAATAAGTAGCTGTGGTCATACCCCACAAAACTTTATAAGTTTTTTCTTTCATTTAATTTCCTCCAAAGATTTAATAATTTCAGATTTAAGGTAAGCAATCCTTTGTTCAGGATTAGAAGGGAGAATATGGAAAAAGTCTCCACAGTCTCCACCGGTTTCTCTTCTTAGAATTTCTAATAGACCTTCTAAAAAAGTAATATTGGTTCGTTTCATTTTCTAAACTCCATAATATTGGATGGAATAGTTGATAAAACTTCTTCAATTTTATCTCTATCGTGAAATCTTTGAACATAATTTCCTTCTCTTTGTTCAGGCATACCACTATCCCATTTTTTCATTTTCTCCTTTTCTTCATCCGTAAACTCATTGTCTCTTTTATCAACACTAATTGAGTGTTGTTCGGCAAAGCAAGAATATCCATCCTCTATCAGTAACCATAGAAGCTCTTCTAGTGTCCTATGTTGATCCTTAGCAATCTCTTGCAAGAAGTAAAACTGTTCGTCAGTAAAACGTACATTGATAGTGTTTTTCATTAGAAATTAGATAAAAAGAATAAAGTGGTGAGAATCATGAGAAATTCTCAAAGCTTCCTAAGAAGCTGTTTAACCTTGACTGCTTTTTCAAGGTATTCAATTAAAACTTTTGGATCATCCCGATCTTTGATAGCAGAAATTGCCTTATTCAAGGATGCACTGGTACGTGCCTTAAACTCGACAATTTCTTTTCTGTCAATATCGCTAGTATGCAAAACATCATGACCTAATTTTTTCAACCAGCGATAAACGGTAGCCTGAGAAATTTTATAAGTTTCTTTGAGATACTCAATGATCTCATCATTAGTTAATTGATCGGATCTAGCTTCTTGCATAAATTCGGTCAATTCAACTTCATTAGCTTCAAATTTAGATGTCATCCTCCTCTTCCTCTACAGTGATTTCACACTCATAATTTGAATCTGATTCATCCCATGTACAGTTATAAATGACTATTTCTTTCGCTTCTTCTTCATTAGAAGCTTCTATTTCAAAGCGGTTATACTGTCTGACAGTAACGGTGTAATTAGGCATTGGTTTGAAAATCCTCCTTTTTTGGGTACTGTCCATTTTCAATCCAATGAGCTAAAGATGCTATTTCTTTAGAAATCATCTTGGCATCATAAAATTCAAAAGGTTCCCATAAAGTTGTCTTAAGTAAATCATCTTTATAATCTTCCCATTCTTCTTCAGTCCAATAATCTGGGTCGTGTATAAAAAAATCGTCAGGTAGATGTTCTGTTAGATAAAATCCTGATGCCCATTGAAAACAGGCATCTTCAAAAGATAGTTTGGATTCATTAGTCATTAATTACTCCTTTTAGAACGTAGGAAAAAAGCAATAATATAGTCATCCTCAGATTGACTATATTGTTTCTTAAAATGCACCGGACATAAATCAAGCCATTGATGAAAAGCTTTTTCTAGTGCAGTGTCTAGCTTTGGTGCGTCTTCATTCATTGGTTAGCCTCAAATTTTTCTTTAGCTACTTTTTCAGCTACTTGATTTAATGCCTCTTTAGATAACTGAGGAAAACAAACCTCTATCCATTGAAGCGATTCATTAAATAAATCTTCCATTAGATTCTCATTGTTTAAGTTACTCATAAGTAATTTCTGGGAAATTGGGTAAATGAACTTTTCTTGTTTGAAAAGGACTCTTAGAACCATAATTTTTCAGCAACTCAGGGAAAGCTTTTAGAATACGCTCTTGGTTCGTTGGATCGGCTGCTAAGGCAGCATCAGCAAGCTTTGAATAGAAACTACCCGCATAAGTCGAAGCAGTTTCTAAAGCTTCAAAAACCTCGTCATATTTTTCTTGATTGTCCATAAAATTTATCTTGAATAAGTGTGATTTGTTTCTACTAAATTGTCATAAATCATTTGACCGTTTTCAGTTAATGACTCATAACTGTGATCCATTGAAGGTTGAAAATAACTTTCCATTTTACACCTTCTTATATAGTGAGGGTCAAACATCCCTGAATAGTGATGCGTGTAGTAGAGGTGATAAGCCTCTACTATGTCGAACTTGTCGAAATACATAATTAAAAATCCTCTAAAAGTATTCTTTTAACTTCCTGATCGTCTTTAGATCTTAAGGCTTTTCTCAAGTCTTCAGATTCTAAAGCTAATTCAGGTTGTAGAAAATGTTCAGAACATAGAGCGAGAAAAGTGGCTTCAGTCATTAGTGTTTTTTTCTTTTCTTGTTTCTTTAACGATCTTCATTAAGTCTTCTTTAGACTCAATCTCGTTTAGATCAACTTCTTTACGTGCCTTTGGTTCGGATTGCGTGTAGTCGATAAATTGAAAACTTGGCATTTTGTAAAATAGATTGATAGGGTTTACATTTATGATAATATTCTATTACTTTCATAAATGCAACCCCTATGTCTGCTATTAAAAATTATCTTTTACAAATGGAACCCTTAACCCCGTTCGATGATCCTACTTTAAGATCTTTAACCCTTGAAGAATGGGATTCGCTCCTTAGCAACCATTTAAAGGATCATAACCCTGAATTATTCATCAAGCTTATCCACACTAGGAACCTTCTAGCAGCCAACAAAGACATTAAAAAAAGCAGGGTTTAAACCTGCTTTTTTATGTACTCTTGAGCTTCCTTTCTAGTGTCGAAATACTCTAAGATTTCATAAAGTGGAGATCCCCAAACATAATTGGAGTTCTCATATTCTTTTATGATCTCGTAGTATGTTCGTTTTGGATCGTTTGGGAACCATTTAAAAACCATGTAATAGGCCATTTATAAAACCTCTTTTGCAGTGTTTAAAATAACCCGTATCTTATCCAAAGAATTTAACACTAATGCTGCTTCACCTTCTTCAAATATCCAGCTAGGTAAATTCTCAACTAATGTTGTTAATTCGTTTGCTGTGTCCCTTGCTTTGTAAAGGTTCCCGATTTGGGAACCTGTAAGATGTTTTGGAGCCTTAAAGATTGCGTAAGGACTGCAAATATAGTTATTATTTTTCATTTGTGCAACCTATCCCATGCGTCTTGGTCGGCAGATACATTCTTATCAAATACTTCACAACATTCTTTGACTGTATACTCATGAATTGTTGATAGTTCCATTAGGTCGCAATAATAAGGCTCATTTAAATAAATCCAATACCCATCACCTGAACTAGTCTCGATGGACACTGACTCAACCCAAGGATGATTTATTAGGTCTTGGAGCGTTTTTGGCTTTCTCATCTTCTAAAACTCCTAATACTTCCTTTTAAATTGCTTAATTCATTTTCTAAAGTTTTAATTTTGTTTCTTGTTTCTTGTAGCTCTTTTACAGTCCAGTCTTTTCTCCTTTTGTAATCAATATCATTCTGTGAAACTTCTTTTAAGTTTCCATTTTCTTCATTCCATCTCCCAACATAAAATTCTTCTTTAACATAAACAGCATGATCACTCTCACAACCTTTATAGTTAATTTCTTGGTGTTTATAGGTTCTGTCGATCTCAAAGAATAAAGAGCCGCAACTATAACGACACATAATTCTATAACCGCTATCTCTTACGCTCTTGAGATAAGGATCTAATACCTTTTTGACTGGTGCTGACCAGTCGCCATAACCTGAAACAGTTCTGATTTTTTTACCAACAAAAGGACGAAATAGATTAATCAACTCTGTTTGTACCTCGTCAGCTTTAGCGTTAACCATATTTCTATAGTCAACTTCGTTTGCTTTGTTGGATCGTTCAAATTCTTTAGCCTTTGTTTTAATCTCGGCTAATTCTGGATGTGTTAAAGATGTCATTTTTAATAAGATGCTTTTTGTACTTGGCACGCTCTTGTAATACCGTTTGCACAATGGATAGCTTGCGATTTCTCCAAGCTGCTATTAAGAGCAAAGAAAAAAGCTGAACCGAACAGAACGTATCCACTGAAGACTAAAAAGAAAGTTTTCATTTGATAAAAAGAGAGATTTGAAAAAGGTTTCTTTTTTTTGTTTCTTGCTGTTGCACTGGCTGTAATCCTTTTGTTGCTGGTCTTCTTTGTTCTGTAGGAAGTTTGAAGACTGAAGCAGTTTGAATTTTGAGCTTATGCACTAGCGAGAAAAGAAAAGAGAGTTTTTCTTTATATATTAATTATACATCAATATTGTATTAGTAACAACTATCAGCTTAGTAATTGTAATAATTAAAATATTATCTTATTGTCTCCTACTTGTAGACGTTCGCTTGTCTAACATCTGTACGCTATTAGTCTATCAGAATATCTTTAGCGAGTAGACGACGGGGAGGGGTTCGGCAACGTCAACCGCTAAGGCGGGGGTCTCACTACTTAAATATATTCTTGAACTTAAGTCTTAAAATAATAACAATAGAATATTATTGCTTCGTTTCAACTTTAATAGCTAGCTCAGGTGCTTGGATATTGACAGTTTCGACAGACTCTCCGATCACTTTGCCAAGAGAATCAAGAACTTGTGCTGCCGTTTGAAGCTGACCTTTTTTAACAGCTTGATTAAACAATCTAATTCTCATTGATTGTAATCTTGCGAGCATATTTTCCCGATCTTTTTGCCAATCCTCATCATTCCATTTATTAACACGTTTCCAATCACTCCAAGCAGTATTTACATGAACACCTTCTTTTGCGGCATGATCTAAAACAAGCTGTCTAGTGGTCAAACCTTCTAATTGTCTTTTATATAAACGCTGACATCTTTGTTCAATCGCCATTTCAGGAGATCTTCCAACATGCCTTCGTTTCTTAACGACCTCTGGTTCTACGAAGGTGTTGTTATTGGGAAGGCAAGAGTCAGTCACAAACTTATTAATGCGTAATAAGCAAATAATAACCTTTAAAGGATAGTTTGGGTAAGGTTTTAGGGGGTAATAGTTGAAAAGATGAGTTATTTTTAAGATATGAGTGTAAAAACAGCACCTGAAATCAGCCTTCGTTGGGCACAAGGGGAAGTATTCAACAGCGAAAGACGTTTCCGAGTCTTAGTTGCAGGTCGAAGATTCGGCAAATCCTATCTGAGTTGTATTGAATTGCTTCGTGGTGCGATAGAAAAACCAGGCGAAACATTTTTTTATTGCGCCCCAACGTATCGAATGGCAAAAGATATTGCATGGAAGGCATTAAAGAAATTGGTTCCAAAGATATGGATTCAAGCTAAAAATGAGACTGATTTGAGACTGGACTTAATTAATGGATCAAGTATTGAGTTAAAGGGAACAGAAAATGCAATGGCATTGAGGGGTCGAAGTTTATCAGGGGTAGTGTTAGACGAAGCAGCTTTTATGGATTCGGAGGTCTGGTTTGAAGTAATCAGGCCAGCTTTGGCAGATAAGCAAGGTTGGGCGTTATTTATTAGTACACCAGATGGAACTGCTAGTTGGTTTTATGATTTGTGGTGCTATGTGGCGAGCGATCCAACCGAAGAATGGCAAAGATGGTGTTTTACAACGATAGAGGGGGGTAATGTTCCAAAAGAGGAGGTTGAAGCAGCAAGGGCGCAATTAGATGAGCGTACTTTTAGGCAAGAATTTGAAGCAAGTTTCGAGAATTTAAGTGGTTTAGTAGCAATTTCCTTTGGGGATGACAATATTACGCAAGAATCGAAGGATATTAGTGTTGCACCGTTGTTATTGGGGGTAGATTTCAATGTTGATCCGATGAGTGGCATCTGTGCTGTTAAGAAAGATGACATTTTGTATGTATTTGATGAAATAATTATGACTGGAGGCGCAACAACTTGGGATTTTGCGGAAGAAGTACAAAGAAGATATGGAGTTGATCGAAGAATTATTGCTTGTCCCGACCCAACGGGTGCTGCAAGAAAGACTTCTGGTGTTGGTTCAACTGACCATACAATTTTGAGACGAAGTGGTTTTAATGTCTCTTCACCAAAAGCACCTTGGAAAATTCGAGATAAAATTACAGCCGTTAATACCGCATTATTAGATGCAAATGGCGATAGAAGAACTTATATACATCCACGTTGCAAAGAGTTAATCAAATCTTTAAGGACTCTTACGTATGCGCCAAATACAGGATTACCAAATAAGAATTTAGGTGTTGACCATGCGTTTGACGCTTTTGGTTATTTATGTCTCCAACAGTTCAATTTGGCAAAACCCGAAACTTTAGGGCAGACTACATACAGGATTTACTAATCACTTTAAAGTTTATGGAAATCACAGAAGAAATGCTTGATGTAATCGAAAAAGTCAAAGGAAAACGAAGTCCTGGGCTTTGGGATTTCAGATGTCAACAATATTTAGATAAAAAAGGCAAAACTCAACCACAAAAGCCTGTAAAATCAGACAGTACAAGTTAAACTATTTACATACCTTACTTTTTGAATTTTAATCATGGCTTTCTATCGTGGTGAAGAAGGCTCTGTCAAGTTTAAGAACGCAACTGGGACTGTAGCTACAGTTGCTTCTACGACTGGTTGGAGCTTTTCTTTAAGTAAAGATGTGCTTGATTGCACAGCACATGGAGCTACTTCACGTAGTTATGTAGGTAGTTTTATTGATGGAAGTGGTTCTGTTGATTTACTTTATACCGCATCTTCTGGTGATGAAACACAAGAGTTCATTAAAGATGTTGTAACAACAGAAGACCCTGCTGATGCAATGTTTGAGTTGTATTTAGATACCTCTGGGAATAAGAAGTTGCAATTCAAAGGAATTGTTACAGGCGCAGAGTTTGGAACATCTGTTGGTGATCTTCAAACTGTATCCGTTAGCTTCCAAATGAGTGGTGCATTAACTGCTGTAGACATTTAAGGAGGTAACACAATAAGAGGGTAATTCCGTGACGTATGCTGTCCCAGGTAAATATCCAACTAGCATAGTCAGCACAACTTATCCTAGTCGTGCTGATAGTCCATTTTTCCGCACACGTGCGGTATTGGATATGGCTCAAGGTTGGGAAATAATGAAAGCGGTAACGCTTGGGACAGAATATTTACGTGATAACTCGGAATCTTTTCTTCCTTTAGAACCGAGAGAAGACTATACCGCCTATAAAGCTAGAGTAGATCGGGCTGTATTTTCGCCATATACACAGCGATTAATTAGAGCAGCCACGGGTCTAATTCTTCGTAAACCGATCACTCTAGTAGGCGATCCTTATTGGACGGATGTATTTGCAAAAGATGTTGATGGATGTAAGTCGGATTTAGATGAATATGCCAGAAGATTAATTATGTGTTCTCTGACTTATGGGCAGAGTCATGTATTAGTTGATTATCCAGCACCTACAGGTGCATTAAGTCTTGCCGAAGAGAGGCAACAAAATAGAAGACCATATTGGATTGAAGTTGATCCAATGAATATTTATGGTTGGAGATTAGATAGAGAAGCTAATTATGGGAATTTAGTCCAAGTTCGTATAGCTGAAAGGGCTGTTGTCCCTACAGGTGAATTTGGAGAAGAAGTTTTTGATCAAGTAAGAGTTATAGAGCCTGGGAAATACAGAATTTATAGAGATAAAGAGCAAAATAAAGAAATGTACTGGCAAAATGACTCTTATGCAGGTAATTTTGACGCTCCAACGGGTGATCAAGAATACGATTTAGTAGAAAAAGGCGATTTTTCACTTGGTGAAGTACCCCTTGTGACCATTTATGCAGGTAAAACTGACACTTTAACTAGCAAACCACCATTATTAGATATTGCATATTTGAACCTTGCTCATTTCCAGAGACAGGCTGATTTAATTCATAGTTTGCATGTAGCATCACAACCAATGCTAGTTCTTGAGGGTTGGGACGATCAAACGAAAGACATGTCAGTCAGTGTTAACTACGCAATGGCAACCCAGCCAGGTAACAAAGTTTATTACGTTGAACCAGCATCAAGCGCATTTGAAGCACAAGCAGCAGAAATACAAGAATTACAACAACAAATGGCTACGCTCGGCATTAGTACGCTTTCGCAGCAAAAATTTGTTGCAGAATCGGCAGATGCGAGAAGACTTGATCGAGTGGATACTAACTCCATGCTCTCGATGGTTTCGCTCGAATTAGAACAGAAATTACAAAAAACATTTAATTTATCGGCTAATTATCTTGGAATTGAGCCTCCAGAAGTCAAAATTAGTCGTGATTTTGATATTGAAAGGTTAATTGGACAAGACGTAACTGCTTTGACTTCATTATTTGAGCAACAAGTAATTGATAGGGATGAATTTAGACAAATATTGGTGCAAGGAGAGGTCTTACCAACTGCTTCAGAGACTAAAGTTGATTAATACACTACAATACTAGGAGAGACTTTTAATCTATGGCCCAAAATTTAGATTCAGGCGTAAATGCTGAAGATTTAGAAGCTTTTCATGCTGCTGCTGCATGTGAGGCTCCTGCTCCTACCAAGAAAGTAGTTGCAAAACCTGCTGCTAAGGAAGCAACAGCACCTAAAAAAACCTCAAAATCCAACAAATCTAACGCTTAATTATGGTTGAAGAAAAAGTCATCCAGCAGGAGTCTGTGGCTCCTGTTGAGCAGTCTGTGGCTGCTACCGATGCTCCACAAACTCCACCTACGCCAACAGTTGATGTTGATGCTATTAAAGCTGAATATGAGACTAAAATTGCGGTAGAAAAAGCTGCAAGAGAAAAAGCAGAGAAGAGTTTTGGGGAATTAAAGGCAAAAGTTGATGATATGTATAAAAAAGCAGATGAAAAGCGTTTAAAAACTCTTGAAGACCAAGGACAGTACAAATCTCTTTGGGAGGAAGCAAATAAAACTGCTCAATCCAAAGATTCTGAAATAGGTACTTTAAAAAGTGAAATTGAAGAGTTAAAACGCTCCACTGAGAGAGAAACTGTTCGTAATGCTGCGTTAGCTGCAATTAGTAATGCAGGTGCTATTAATGCAGAGCAAACTTTGTCACTTTTACAGGCAAATCTGAAAAAGAATGATGAAGGTAAGACAGTTATCTTAAATGGAGGAATTGAACAGGATTTAACGACTTATCTAAGCAATTTGAGGAATCCTGGCTCTGGTTGGGAGCATCATTTCAAGGCTAGTAGTACATCAGGTATGGGAACAAAGCCAAGTCCAACATCTAATGTAGCTCCAGGGCAAGAAAACCCTTGGAAGACGGGCAATCTCACGCAACAGATGATATTATCTAATCAAGACCCTGATCTTGCGGCTGTGCTGCAAAGAGAGGCATCCCAGTAACACAAACTCTGATGATTTTCTAACAAGTAAGTCTGTGGCTTGCGGGGGAAATTATCTTCAAATCTGTGATTTTGAGTGGAGTGTGTTACTACCAAGTCTGTGGCTTGGCGGTCAAGTAACCCGTAATTCTTAGGAGGAAGAAGTGGCAGCCCCATTTCAGAATTACTCTGGCGGTGTCTTACTTGCAGACATCGTTAAGAGAAATAATTTGTCTCGTTATGTACAAGAGGCAATTAAAGAGCGCAGTCTTTTTGTAAAGAGTGGCGCAGTTGTTCGCAGTCCTTTCTTGGATGCGAAAGAAGGTGGAACTCGTATTCAAGTTCCTGAGTTCAACCCAGTTTCACCAACTGAAGAGGTGATGACTGGTGCTTCTAACTGGGGTACAAGTACCAATGGTTACTTAACACCACAGAAGATTGGAACCGCAACACAAATTGCTTCCATCTGCCACAGAGGTTTTGCTTATGCGGTTGATGACGTTGCAGTTTTGGCTG